TACCCCGCGACCTGGACGATCCGGCCATTTCCAAGCGCAACTGCGGCCAAGGCTGATGCGCTGTTCCGCTGTGCAAAAGAACTTGTGTCGGAACTGACCGTTATGGAAAGGTCAATGCCGCCGTATCCGACACCATCATCATTTCGGCGCACAACTTGACCAGGCGCAGCGTTAAGATAGCCTGGCGACGGGTCGGTGCGGCGAACTCGAAGTGAGCGACTAAGAAGCGTGTTGTGGTGCTGTAGGCGCTGCCAAATGCGATCCATTTCAATATTGAATGGCTCGCTTTTGAACTCACCGCGAAGTTGCATGTCCGAGCTGCGCTGCAACGGCACCGCCAGGTATATCGAATATGCGTCGGTGCCGTTTGCCGCCGTGGTCAGCGTGACGACGCCCGAGCTGGTGCCCGCCCCTGCAACCGTGTAATCGGTATTCAGCACCAGCGGCGTTTCCGACCCCGCCTTGTAAACCTCAAGCCAGGAGGCTTGCTCAAAGTAGAAGTCGAGCGAGATCGTGGTGACGCCCGCTGCCGGAGTGAGCGGCCCTACCACAAGATCGTTTTCTGAAACTGCCATCTGCTACCCTCCGAAAGCGTTTTCTATATCTGGTGCCCTCAGCGAGCCTCGCCCCTGTATAACAGAGGAACCGGGCGGCGCGAAGAATTGAGTGTCATACTCGCGCGCGCTTTGAACGCGACGGCGGAATGACTGTGCGGCGTCGGGATCGAGAACCTGCTGGAGCTGATCCAGCACCTCGCGTTCGTAGGCCAGGCGCAGATACCAGAGCGATCCGCCCGGCGTGTAGTTGCGCAGAAGCTGCACGAACTCGCGCCCGGCCCGCGTATCCTCGCCCAGCACCAGCTCGCGCGTGTTGCCGACTGAGAAGCGCAGCATGTCGTCCAGGAAGCCCACGCCAGGACCGGCCAGCGTTTCGGCCACGCCCCCGCCAAAGCGGTTCACGTCTGAAAAGAAGAAATCTCCGAAGATGCCAGCGCCGCCGCCCTGGGCAATCGCGGCCGTCCAGAACTCGGCGCTGCCCATGTCGCGCGGATCGCGCCCCTTGGCTGTCTCTTTCATCTGGATCGCTAGCGCGCCCAGGATCGTGTTGCCGACCAGGAGCCCGGCCGCATAGGACAGGGCCGATCCCGGCCGTCCTTGGTAGGCTTCCGCCATGATCCGGCCGAACTGCGTCACCAGCATCGTAACGGGAAAGCTCTTGAACTGGAGCCCGAAGCGCAGGAACTCGCCCGAGATCGAGCCCGGCTGCGTGCGGCCGAGAACCGTGGCGCGGCCGAAGATGTTGGTCGAAGGAACGGCGAACTCGGTCAGGCTGGTGATCGCCTCCATGTAGCGATCCGCCACGCTCGCATCGCCCGCCTCCTCGATCTCCTGGGCGCGCAGGAGCTGTATCCCATTGTCGGTCTGGTGCAGCCGCGCCCGCTGGATCACCGGCCAGTCGTTCTCCCCGATCCCGTAGCTCTTGAACATGCGCTGCGTGCGCGCCGGAAGATCGCTCCAGGAACCCGCCTTCCATTTCGACGCCTGGGACATGAACTCCAGCCCAAAGGATTGCCGCTGCACCTCTGTCAGCCAGCCCAGGCCCGAGGCGCGGATCGTGAAGTCGGCCATGCGCGCCGCCGCCTCGACGTGCATCTCCTCCATCTCGTAGCGCGCCACCGCGTTGCCGATATCCACCGCGTTCTCGAAGATCAGCCCGGCCTCGTTTGCCTGGGCGCGCATGTCGCGCGAGGTGGCGAGCCGCCCGAGCTGTTTCATAAAGCCGAGCTTGGACATGCCAACGAACCCGGCCGCGATCCGCTGGGTGTTGAAGTCCGTGACGCTGGAGATCACCGCAGAGCCCAGGTGTGCGCTCGTCAGGTAATTCCGAAGGGCAGAGGCCCCGCGCGCGAAGCCCGCGTTTTGGGGCATGTTGGAGCGGCCGGTGAACAGGTCCAGCATATCGTCGGCCACTTTCGACTTGCGCCGCGCCTTGTCCAGCGCGTCGGGCTCGGCCGAGCGGCTGGCGAGCTGCTGCGCCGCGTCGGACAGATACCGGAACGTGTGGAACGGGTTCGGCCCCAGCTCCTCCATCATCGAGATATCCATAGCCATGTTATCGAGGTGGCCCATCATCACGCGGAACGCATCCTGCCCGCTGCCAAAGCGCTCGGAATATCCCATCCAGTCGTCGGCGCTCTTGAACTTGAAGAACCGATGATCGGCGCGTCGGTTATACATGGCCGAGCCATAGCGCGCGGCAGGCGAGCGGCGCGAATAGCCGTCGGTGCGGATCGCCTCGTATGCGTCCTTCATCAGCACCTCCAGCGTTTCCGGCGTGAAGGCCAGTCCGTTGTTGAAGTCCCGGCCCATCGCGTCGAGATCGAGGCGCGGCATGATGAAATCGCGCCACTCCTGATAGCTCGCCTTGCGCACCTTGGCCGCGTCGTGCGCCTGGGGAAGCCCCCAATCGGCTCGCTTGCCCACATGCCCACCGGCCGCGTTAAACCGGAGCCGCGCCTTCTCTGCCACCCCGGCCCAGGATTGTGCGATCGCGCGCGCTCCTGCGTCTCCGCTGTCCTCGCCAAACACCTCGCGCACCACCTTGCGCAGCATCTCAGGCTTGCGCCGATTTCCGACCAGGTTCGCACGGAACGCTTGCACCGCCTGCGTCATGTCGCGCCGGAAGCTGCGCCGCACCGCCTCATACTTGCCCGCCAGGGTCGAGCCTGCCGCGCCCCGCGTGTTCGACACCAGGTCTTGCAGGTATTGCCCAGGGTCCAGCTCGCCACGGATATTCCGGTGACGCTGGATGCGCTCGATCTGGCGCTGGCTTGCCGCTGCCTGGAGCTGCATCACCCGGCGCTTTTCCGCAGCCTCGGCCCGAGCCTTCCCGGCGACGGCGCGCGCGGCCTCGATCTCGGCCTGGGTGTAGCCCATGCTGCGCTGGAACTCGCGGAAAGCGTTGTCATACTCCCGAAGGATGCGCTCGGCCCGGTCGCGGTCCATCTCGCCGCCCGCCACCGCCCGGTTAATGCAATCGCGCAACCTCATGCCTCCCCCTTTCACGCAAAGAGCGAGGACGGCCACCGCCTCGTCGTCAGCATCGAGCTCGGCCGCAAGATCAGCGCGCGACTTAAGCACCGCGATCTCGTTGCCCTCGTCGTCAAACCCACGGGCCACCGGCACCGCGTCGAATAGGTCGAACCGGCTCGGATCGTTCGGATCAAACAGCCCGCCGATCTGGCTATCATCCGGCTGCACCTCGCCTCGACCGAGCGGCTGTGTCATTCTCTGATCCAGGCGCGTGCGATCCGTGATAGGCTCGATCCCGTCGAACAGGCTTTGCTCGCCTGCACTCGTCCGCTCCGTCTTGACGGTGCGACCATTGTCGGATATATCAGCTGTGGAGGTATCCCCCATGCGATTTTTTCTTGTAGACCGCTCCATCCCCGCGCTGGAGCCGGAACCAGGTGCCATGCTGCTGCTGGGCTCCGATGGAACCTGGTCGGACATATCGCCGTCCGAGGTTCTGGCCGATGAAGGCTCGCCAGAAGTGTCCGAGGAGGTTTTCGTCTCCGTCGTGGCGCGGCTCGGCGCGTCCATGCCTGGCGTTTCCTGACCCAAGAGCGACCGCCATTGCGGCGGCAGCTTGTCCATCACGCCCGCATAGAGCGTTACCATGTCGGCCAGCGCCTGCATCCGCTCATTCTCGGGACGGGACAGGGCGCGGTAGACCTCATAGAGCTTGTGCCCCCGAGCTTCCTTGACCTCGAACATGCCCGGCACCCAGAGCTGAACTTCCCCAAGCTGGCCATCATCGAAAACCACCGTCAGCTTGCGGTCGAAGTATCCGCCCTCGACCACGTTCCAGTCTTCATCGAGAACCCGATACCGGCGCGCCAGGATCGCCACGAACTCCTCGGCCGCTTCCGGCGTCGGTGCATCGACACCACCGCGCGCCACATCGGTAACGCGGTTCCAGTCGCCCGCATACTTATCCCGCACCTTTTGCTCGGTGCGCTCGCGCCCCTTGAGCGGTGCCGCCCTGGCCGTCACGCCAGCATCCCGCGCCGCCATCTCGATCTCGCGCGTCAGCTCCACATGGTTGCGCGCGCCGCGCTCCATGAGATCATCCACGTCGCGGATCGCCTGGGCCGCTTTCAACCCGGCTTCGAGCTGTGCCGCCTCGGCTGGGTCCAGGTCGGGCAGGCGCTCGATCCTTGGCTCGGCCGCTGGTTCGATCCTGGTGTTTGCGATCTGGGCACGCACGCCCGCCCCGTTTACCGGGTCCGAGAACCCTTCGAGGACGGGATCAGGTGCCGCTGCGCTCGCACGCGCAGGTTCTGCACCACGTCCAGAAGCGCCAGCTCCCGCCCCAGAGAGGCCATTTCGTTCAACCTCTTGTCGGACAGCATCTGCAACCCGCTGGGCTGCGTCTTTGAGCCGGCCGTTTTCTCTGTAGCCTTTCGCGCCATCGTTCAACGCCTCCGATAGCGGCCCGGCCCGGTGCGCCAGGCGCTGAACCGCCGCCAGGGCTTGCTCCACATTTTGCCTGGTCTGCTTGTTGGTCGCGGTGTCCAGGCGGTTAGCGCCGGTTCCCTGGATGCGATCCGCGCGCTCGTCCAGGGTGCGGAACACGCTGCGATCATCGCGCATGATCCGCATGGCCCGCTCCAGCACCTTGGCGCGCTCAAGGTAGAGACTTTCCACAACCTCCTGTTCCCCGAAAAGATCGGCCGTGATCTCGCGCGACACCGGAGCTTGTAGTGCCTGGCTCAGTATGCTTTCGGCCTGGGCCGTCGTCTCGGGCCCGGTGCGCCGCAGGAGCTGCATCATGGCCGCGTGCATCTCGGGATTATCCACCATCCTGCCCACAAGCTCCGCGAAGCGCTCGGGCACCACCTGGTTGATGAACATATCGAACGCCTCGTCGGACAGCCGCGCCAGCGATTGCGCTCGGTCGAGGCGAGGACCGGCCGGAAGCTCGGAGATCGCGTCAGGCCGAACGCGCAGCACGCGGGCAGCATCGCGCGCCATCGCGGCCGTCATGCCGTCCGCAGCCTCGGAGATGTTCTTGAGCGCGGCCAGCACCCGCACGTCCTCGGTCGTGAAGCCGTCGATCTCGCGGAACACGCGCGCGGCCAGCCTGATCTCGTCTCCGGTCTGTTCCATGATCCGCCGGGCAAGCGCCGTGCGCTGGTGTCCATCGGCC